CTCATAATTTTACTAATTTAAATTTAGTTTCTCTTTCGGGATTTAATACTTCTACAGATCATCTCCAAGGAAGTTTTAATATTGGAGTAAAAACTGAAAGTGTTTTATTAGTAGGAGCTGCAGGAACCACTGCAGCAACAGGATTAGTAACTTATTTTGGAATATCTGGATCTCTTTCAAATAATATTTTATCTTACTCAAATAATAATCTTTCTTATATTAGAGAGAATGATATTTTAGGAATTGGAACAGAAACAATAAAAGTTCTTCAAGTTGATAGAGCAAATTCTAGATTAAGAGTTCTCAGATCTCAGGGAATAAGTACAGCAGGGAGTGCCCATACTGCAGGATCTGTAATAACTGAAGATTCTAGAAAGTTTACCTTTAATTCATCTCCTGAAAATGATGTAAAATTTGAATTAAATAAGGAAATTTATTTTGAACCAAAGGAAGCTTTAGGTATTGGAACCCTAACTGGTGTAGGTATTGGAACTACAATTTTCTTCTCAAATCCTGGTGCAGGTATTACTCAAATCTTCATCCAAACAGAAGCGATTTATCTTCCTAATCATGGATTAAAGAGTGGAGATATTGTTAACTATAAAACTAATACTGGAGATCCCATAGGAGTTTCTACGGATGGTATTACATTATATAATCTTCCAACTGATGCCCCTTTGTATATTGGAAAAATATCTAATGATTTAGTTGGAATTCAAACATTCCAAGTTGGTATTGGAAGCACTGGTACATTTGTGGGTATTGCAAGCACTACCGTCAATAGAGGATTATTAAGATTTACTGGAATTGGTACAGGAGTATACCATAGTTTTAAAACAGTCAAGAATAATGTAGTTAATGCGGAGGCTCATAAGAACACAGTTACTGTTGCTACTTCTTCCACACATGGATTGAAATTCAATGACACTGTAACTCTTAATGTTCAACCAGGAATAGGAACTACTGTTACAGTTAAGTATAATGACTTTAATAGAAGAATAGTATTTGATCCCAAATCATTTGTGGCAGGTAATGTTGATACCACTGCTAATACTATTGAGATTACCAATCATGGATTGAATACTGGTGATAAAGTAATTCATACAGCTGCAACCTCTTCAGGGGGATTAGAAGATGAAAAGATGTATTATATCTTTAAATTTTCTACCAGTAAAGTTAAATTATGTTTAAGTAAATATGAATCCCAACAGTTTGAACCCGAATTTGTAGATATAACTTCTGCGTCTGCAGGAACTTTATCTCCTATCAATCCTTTAACTAATCTTACTAAGAACAACACTGTAAGGTTTGATTTATCAGATCCTTCATTGGCTAGTTTTATTGGGGTATCTTCTTATTCAGCTTTTGATCTTAATCTTTATACTGATGCTAAGTTTGAAAATGAATTTTATTCTACATCTTCTAGCAATACTTTTGAGGTATCCAAAACAGGAAAAGTAGGTATTAGCACTAATGCAGGTTTAACTTTAAGTGTTACTCAAGATTTGCCTGAAATATTATATTATAAGTTTACACCGATTAATGAATCCTTAATTACAGAAAGTAAAAAGGAAATTATTATTGATAAAGAAATAGAAGGATACAATCAAATTGGTATTGAAGACAGTGTATATTCTGGAGAGTTTGCAGTAATTGGTATTGGGTCTACTACTACCTTTACATATAATTTAACAACTCGTCCTGAAAGGCCTTCTTATAGTGAAGCAGAGTCTTTATTAGAATATACCACAGATTCTAGTACTGCATATGGTGCAATTGCAGAAATTGAATTAAAATCACAAGGAAGTGGATATTCAGAAATAGTTGGAGTTTCTTCTATTGTTACTGGTGTAGGAACTGATTCTATTCTAGAACCATCCAGCACCAATATTGGTAAGATAATTTCTACTCAAATTGAAAATATTGGATTTAATTATTCAGCAGATAATACTGTAAGACCTGTTGCTAATTTTCCTGAAATATTACAAATTGAATCCTTAACATCTTTTGAATCAATTGGAATTAGTTCTGCTGGTAAGCATTATAGCATAGCACCTAAGTTGGTGGTTCGTGATGGATTGACTGGTAAGCAAGTAAAAGATGTTGATTTAGAATATAATCTTGGAGATCAGAAAGTCACCATCTTGAAAAATACGAAGGGAATGTATAATATCACTCCTACAATCGTACCTACTGCTAATGTAAATGGAATAGGAATTAATGAAATCTCTTATGATTCTAGCACTCAAGATGTAACTGTTGGTTTAGATACTACTTTTAGTAGTGCTGCTGATGTACCTTTTGCAGTGGGTGATAAAGTTTTAATTGAGAATGTAAGTGTTGGAGTTGCAACGACTGGATATGGATATAACTCACACTGGTATAATTATTCTCTCTTTACTTTAACAGCAGTTAATATTCCTATTGGAGGAAGTGTAGGAGTTGTTACTTATAGTTTGGCTGGAATTTTACCAGAAAATGCATATCCTGGTAATCAAGATGTTTTAAATTCTGCTGGAGTAATTGTTCCTGCAAAATATTTTCCTCAATTTGATATTAAACTTCAAAAAAATAATTTCATTAAAGGTGAACAAATTAAATCAGGTAATAAAGTTGGAAAGGTTGAAAGTTGGGATAATCAAAATGAAAGTTTAAAGATATCCTCATCTGATGAGTTTAATACTGGAGAGTTAATTGAAGGTACAACTTCTAGAACTTCAGGAACTATAGAGTCTAAAATTAATTTTGAATCTGCTATTAAGATTGATGCTGGATCAGTAGTGAAGCAAGGATGGCAAAGAGAGACAGGATTTCTTAATGATACTCTTCAAAGATTACCTGACAACTTCTATTATCAAAACTTCTCTTATTCATTAAAATCTAAAGTATCTTTAGATAAATGGGATGATGCTGTAAGTAAATTAAATCATCCTAGTGGATTCTTAAAATTTAGTGATTTATTGATAGAATCACATTCTGATGCTGCACCTATTTCTGCCAAAGACAGTGATTTAGTGGCCTTTATTGATACTAGTGGAGTAGTTGATGTTAATTGCTATTCAAGTTTTGATTTAGTTACAGAAAATGATTTAAGTATTAGTGATAATCAAACTATATCTGATGAAATTTATTTCAACTCTAGAATTTTAACTGATTATTTTGAATCTATTGGTAATAGAGTTTTAACAGTTGATGATTTTAGTACGGAATTTAGTAGTCAACCTAGAGTTACAAAATATTCTGTTGTTAATGAATTTTCTATTACACAAAGATCTAAGAAATTTGTTACTCTGGTTAAAGATAAGACTTTCACTGGAGAACGTCAGGTCAGTCTTGTGAGTCTATTACAGAATGGATCGACAGGTTATATTAATAATTATGGTAGAGTAGACTCAGTTCTTGATTTAGGAAGTTTTGATTTTGCTGTAAGTGGTAATAATGGTCAACTTTTATTCTACCCAACTAAGTTTAGTGTTAATAATTATAGTGTTAGCGTTGCAAGTTTTGATATAATTGGTTTTGCTAATACCACAGGTATTGGTTCAACTACTCTTGGCAATTTTATTAATATTGATTCCACTCAAACTGCTGTCCCTACAGGAACGGCTACTACAATTGTTGGAATTGCATCCACATATAGAAGTTCAAAAGTTCTTGTTCAGATTAACGCTGATAATGGAAGAATGGAATATGATGAACTTAGTGTTCTTCATGATGGTACGGATGTTGATGTTCTTGAATATGGACAGATACTAACGGATAGTGGTGCAGAGGGTGGTGGTGCTGGTCTGGGCACATATACTGCCTCAATGGCTACTGGAGATATAATTCTTCAATTTGTTCCTCATACAGGTATCGCAGCATCTGTAGATACAATTAGAGTTTCGATAGCTGATACTGCTTCAGGTAGTACAGGAATTGGAACTCAATTCCTTGGTAGTGGAGATGAAGATATAGCTTTTATCGATTCTTCCTATACTGTCATTAACGCTTCTGGTTCTCCTACAGAAAATGTTATTGCCCAGTATGATATTAATAACACAATAGAGACTAATGATCATAATGCTGCTTACTATATCTTAAGTGTAGAGGATGTAACTAATAGTCGCTATGAGATGTCTGAGGTTATTGTTTTAAACGATAGTACAGAAACTTACATAACTGAATATGGAAATATTACCAGTGTTGCAGGTCTAGGAACAGTTGGTGCTGCAGTTTCATCTAATTATGTGAATCTTTATTATACTCCTAATGCAAGTACTCATGTTCAGGTTCG